GAAGTGATCAAGGGCATACTTGATTGTGGGCGTGGTGGGTTGGTTGATATTAAAAAAGCAGAACAAATTCTCAAGGAGAAGAACGGTGCCTAAGCTACCCTACACCTACACCATCGTGCCGCCCAACGACCCGCCACGGTCTAAATTCACGGCGGGGTCTACCGAGCTAGGCATGTTGCTCAAGCACAGCAACTACGGCGACCTGACAATCAACCAGAAGCGTGACGGTATGTTTCAGGCGTGGAACGAGGGCGTGTGCGGTACGCCGATTGAGTTGTCTGTGCGTGAATTAAAGTACCAACCAAAGCTCAGGTGGCAGCTACGCACGAAAGACGACTGCATGAAGATGCATCAGCACTTTAAAAAGCTAGGCAACCAAATGACCGCTGCGCAGTACCTGTACGAGTACGAACACTACGATGAGTTAACTAATGAACATCCCCGCTGACCTACCGATGTGGATGATGTGGTGGTACGGCGCATGGTGCGCACTCTTATTATTTTTTAAGTGGTGGTTTAAATGAAAGAATTGACCGATTTTCAGAAGAAGTTCTTTGCACGCGGCACGGGTGCGACGCTGTTCACGCAGGAGGAGTTTGATCAGGCACTAGCGCTTGCCAAAGCTGAGATCATGCAAATTGCAATTGACACAACTAAGACTGCGATTGCAATCGAGCGCGACGAGTGCCCAAAGCTCGTTGACGTGATGCGCAAGAGCCTTGAGGGGGTGGACACCCCGATGGTGCTCGACGTGGCGCTTGAACAGCTTGCTGATCAAATTCGCAACAGGACAAAGAAATGATACCGAAATTTACAGCCGCACCTAGGGGTAGGCCTGTTGCCAAGGCGCTTGAAAAAATAGGCCACGCGTCGGCAAACACTTTGATGAAGTTAACCGACCGGCCGATTACATCTGTGCGTGATGCCCTTAAAAAATTACACCGTCAAAGTAAGATCCACATTGGTGACTACGAACTCAGCTCGCGCGGAAAGGTGACGCGCATTTGGTACTGGGGCGACGGTGACGATGCGCGCGAACCATTGATAACCAAGAACAAACCCGCATTCACCCCACGCCCTGATGTAGCATCAGCATGGTTAAGGAATCCGATATGAAGGCCAACGAACAACAGGTTGGCGGTGCGCACTACGCCACCAAGGCCATCCAGCCGTGGGACTACATCATCGCCAACAACTTGGGCTACCTCGAGGGCAACGTGGTGAAGTACGTCAGCCGGTGGAAGGACAAGGGCGGGGTTGAGGACCTCAAAAAAGCGCGGCATTACCTAGACAAGGTAATTGAGGTGAATAATGAATGATGACGACCTACTTAAACTGTATGCCGGCATGGCGATGCAGGCCCTTATAACGGCCGCCAAGGTGCCTTGGGACCTGATCCCGCACTTGGCCAACGAGATGGCGCAGAAGATGATTGCCGAGCAGGGGAGCACGTAATGGCGGGCTACTCGCTATCGCTGATCAAGCAGATCAACGACACGCCGTTCACGCCCTTCACACGCTTGGCTATGAAGGCTATCGAGTACGACGTGAGCATCGTGGATATTGCCGATCACTTGGGCGTATCACGCACCGCGGTGTACGCTTGGTTCTTGGGCAAGTACAAGCCAAACGACGATAAATTTACCAAACTGGAGAAATACCTTGAACGAATGTGAACAGGCATACAAAGACTGGCTCAGGCTGCTTGAAGACGCCAACGCCATGGACCTACTCAAAGACCCCTACAACATCTGGCTGGAGGCGTGGGAGCAGGCACGAATCGCGCAGAAGCAGCCTACTCCTTAGGCTTTGTTAGGTACCTGTAGCCCGCGCGAGCGAGCGCAGGTGCCTGCATCAACGCGCCCGCACCGATACGCAATGGGTTGCGCGACATCATCATGAGCCCGCCCACACCACCCAAGCCTGAGATAGCGGCGTTGCCGTAGTCACCTTGGTTGTACTCATCAAGCGCGTTTGCAATGTCATAACCCGACGCGGCGCCGCCCACGATCGGCATCACCTTGCTTCTTGCAAGAATGTCGCCCGCGCCACCTACAACGCTTCGGATGGCCTGACTTGCCGTAGGTTGTGCTGCCCTGCGGGCTTCAACCGCCTGACGCGCCGCCTGCTCCTCAACCATGCTGCGCGGGAGCATCAGGTTCTCGCCGGGTACAAAACCCCGTGTTTGGTTAGCAAGCGCCTGCGCCTTACGTGCCTCGTCCCAGACCGCGCCGTAGTTACCAGCCCTTGATGCCTCAAGGTTGGTGATCGCGGGCGTCACTTGGTTTGCGTAGTTAATGACTGCAGCACCTCGGCCTGTAGCCCTAGGTGGCACACCCGCGGCTGACGCTGCACCCGGGGCGCCCTCAGCGGCCACGGTGCGTGCGATGTCTGCCACTGAGGCCGTGGGTGCCGGTGTTGGTCGAAGCGCCCTGTAGGCCGCCACAGGGGCGCCCGCGGCAGCGCCAATACCCGCGGGCACTAGATTGGCATCAATGTCAGACCCAGTGGTGGACTCCTTGGACGACTCCTCCATGCGATCGACATGGGTCGCGTAGTGGCCGCCCATGTTGCGCAGACGCTCGGCGGCCTCCTCGTAGGGGGACTTTTTTTCGTCGGCCATTATTTGGGTGCTCCGTATGTGGTGATTGCTAGGTCACGATAAAGCTGACCGTATTTTTTGGCAATATCCTTGTACTCCTGCGAGGTGAAGAACTGGTACGGTTTCTTGTTAGTGCCCTCGGTGGATGTCACGTAGTCGCCAAACGCCCCCGCGATTTCAAGTTTCTGGTCAGCCAACGCACGCTCTTGTGCCAGCCAGCCGTTAATGATTTTAGCTGTATCACGAGTAGATGCCATCGTTTCTTTCTGCGTGAGAATATCAAAATTACTGATGTTGGGACCAAACGCCGACTTACCATCCTTAGCTTTTTGAGTAAAAATATTGGATAAGAGCATATCCATCTGACGCAATTTCTCCTGCTTTGGCTCCGACAATTGCTTCACAAACGCAGGGTATGCGTCGACACCGATGCCGAAGTTGTTAATCTTTACGCCGTTCTTTGCAAGCTCATACATAGCCGCGCCTGCGCCCTGCTTCATCATCAAGCCGAGTGCCTTCTTCATGTCGGGGTCGTTGTTGACGAGGTTGTCAAGCGAGTCGTACATGCCCTGAGTGCGCATAATATCGTCGGGGTTAATCGTGCCAACCTCCTTGATTCTTGGTGCAAAGCTCTCAGTGCGTTCCTTGCTGGCGTTCTCAATCTGTGCGCGCTCAAACTTGACGGTCTCTTCCTTGCGCTTGTTAAAATCTGCAACTGTTGATCTCACCAGCTCATTCCATGTCTTACCCGGGCTTGCACCTCGCTCGGCCAACACCTCGCCGTCTGGCGCAACGACGCGATCAGCTTCAATCTTAACGGGTCCTAGTGCTTCGGTGGCCGTTCTGACCGTGCCAGCACTCTGCGCAGGTGGTGTGACCCTGAACATATCAAGCGGGTTAAAGGGCTTGCCGTCCGCACCCTTCACCTCGTAGTGGACGTGAGCGCCGCGGGCGTTGCCTGTTGCGCCGACCTGACCGATCACAGATGATGGCTCGAGCACGTCGCCGACTTTCACGCCCACTTGGTTCATGTGCATGAACGAGTGCAGCTTGCCGTCGTCACCTTTGATGGTGACCATGTTGCCGGCCTTGTCGCCGCCGTTGCCTGCGAACACAACTTCCCCGGACACGGGGGCTCTGATCGGCTCGTTTAGTTTGGCACCAATGTCTATGCCGTTGTGCGCGGCGTCGGCTCTCGGGCCGAACTGGCTAGTTAACTGACCGTTGCTAACGATCGGTGAGAAATCAAACTGACCCTGTGGTGCACCGTTTGCCGGCGTGCTTGACTGCCCGCTTGGTTGCCCACTGGGCAAAGGACCCGTTGATTGAACGCCACTTAACGCACGCAGCATTGGTAGAATTGATTCGCCGTATTCTTGAATGAGTGCCATTTCGCTTGCACCTGCCTTGCGGGCTTCAAGCAGCGTGTTCGCCAAGTCCTTGTATTGACCGAACATGGTCTTAGCTAACTCGGTGATCTTGGGCGAGCCGTAGAACATCGGCATCGC